ACCAGGAGATCTTGTTAGAGCGATTGTTGATAACTGCTATGGTCCAGACTCAATACCTTTGAGTCCAGACGAAGGTCCATATCTCCCAAGACCTAAGAAAACAATTGAAGTTTTGCCTGCACCACCTGAGGCTGCTGATATTATTAGGCAACTAGTTGATAATTGTTATGGTCCTCGTATACCACTTACTCCTGATTTAGGTCCATACTTTCCTCCCCCTACTCGAATAGGAATTGTAGATCCACCGCCAACTACTCCCGCTGGGGAAGCAATCCGATTGATTGTTCAGAGATGTTATCCTACGGTTGAACCACCTCCTGAACCTACACCAGAAGAGAAAGGGAGAGTCCTTCCTCCACTCTTTCCAGATCCACCACCATGGAAATGGTTGTGTGAACTGTTCCCTGATCTACCTATATGTGATACAAATTATGGACCCTTCCCGACACTTGGTGAGGATGAATTCATCCCAATAATTCCTGATGGTCCAGACTGTGCTGAGGTAGAGTTTGGTCTTCGTAATGGTAGTGTAAAGCGACATAAATTTCCTCAGTTTAAGGACAAGTGGAAAGTTATTTCAGGACCTAGAAAGGGTGACATTCTTACATGTAAAAGATCTTCTGATGAAGATACTGGTGTGACGCCATGCGTCACAGATTTCTTGGATTGTTTATTCAAACCATATGCTACTGGTACATATAGAACACCTCCTGTTTCTTGTGATAACTTTTACTTCCGTGGACAGAACTCTACTAGTAAGGAGATATGTATCGCCAACTGTCAGGGAGAACGTATACCCATTTACGAATATCTTTTAGGTGGGAATGATACTAAAAACGTGATGCTCAAACCAATTAGTGGTGACATTAATGGTGGTGGTGGATTTATTAAACATAACCTTCGTGTTGTGACCACAGATTCTGCTGGTAACTATACTGGTAGAAAAGTATTTTGTGAGGCAGGCGCTAAGTTCTTCAACAGCACTTCTGTGCAGACATATACTACAAGTTTGGGTGGTGCTAGTGTTACTTTTAAAGTGCAACCTATTGCTGATGGTAGTGACTTTGATAGTAACTGGTGGGTAGATAGTTTCTCAGGATCTTTACCTTCCATTGGAACGGAGACTGATTATACTTTTAATGGAGGAAGAGCAGACTGTACTGTTACGTTGCAAGTTATTGGTGGTGCTCCTGTTGGTGGTGATCATAGGTATGGTCTCACACCTACACCAGATAAACCTGGATACACTGTTACTAATGATGGAGAACCTGTCTTCTATCTGTTGAAGAACCCTGATTCAAATGCAAAAACTCTGTGGAGATTTTATTCCGATTCAACAGTAGATACATTTCTTACTATGAATCCTGGTAGTCCTGAGAGTCAGGGTGCTGGTGAACGTGCAACTATGGACGCTGCTGGCATGTCAGAAGGTATGCCATTAGGATATGCTTTCCAGAATAAAGATAAAGCAAGTGCAAGTCTTGTTGAGGGTGAACGGATCCAAGAACTACACCGTTACTACAACGGAAATGGTTCGGATATGTCATGTGAGTTTGATAGTAATGGGAATGTTGTTTGTACTGGTAGTGGTACTGCTAAATTAAAGTTAGAAGTATCTTGGGATGATAATCCAAGCACTGCTGGTACTTCTTTTGAAACTATTTCTGCTTCTGGTAATACAGTGAGAAGAAGTGGTGAGAAAGGATCAGGATCACTGTTGATGGATGTGACTAACGGTACTAATACAGTTAACTACAATCGATCTAATGCACAGGGTGGCGGTATATCACGTCAAGATAATAATAAAAAGTTATGCTTGAAGGATGGTGATGGTAGTGATTGTAATGCTAGTGTAAGAATTGGTGCTATTTCTGCTGGTGTCAGTCAGAAAGACGACCACAAATATTCAATTGTTAAGAGAAACAATACAGAAACACCACCATCATACGATCCTAGTAGACTTTCTTATCAGATTCCTAGTGATAATGAAAGTCCTATGACTATCTCATATCAGATTAAGAAAGGTGGTGCTGCTTATGAAAACTCATGGGGTGTCGCGATCACTAATAAGGATGGTGATCAAATCTATTGGGCGAGAGTCATTGAAGCGAACACAACTGCTGATATTCCTATGCAGCAGTATCAGATTCCAGTTGATGTATTGAATCAGTATAAGAACAAAGAAGTTGTATTCTTCTTGGTTCCTGATGGTGGAAGTAATGGTCTTAGTAATGGGCAGAGTATTAGTTTCTCTTCCAATGGTAATGCTTTTACGAATAGTGCTTCCGCCCAAAGCAACTGGGTCTTCTTCTCTAACCATAAGATGAATCCTGATCAGAGGAACAAGGTTAAGTTCCATGCTGGTCACGAGCAGTGGTGGGAAGACCTTCACGGTTCTGATAGTGATGAAGACTATGATGACTTTAAAGTAACGTATCGCGTTGCTTGGGTTGGTAGTGAGTGGTTGTATGAAGGCATTGCTTGTTATGTATTCGGACAACCAGCACCACCACCAATCATGATTCCTATTCTTGTTAGGGAGAACTGTGAGGATCCATTGTTCAATGGCACCTTCCGTGATGCCATAGTTACACGCACTGAATGTGGATCTAGAACACCACCCAACTCAAATAACGCTAACAGATATTCTCTTGCTGGTGTTTGTAGTGGAGAGTACAGCACTACTATCAATAGAAAGCAGAGACTTACAGCACAACGTAGTGGTAATCTTAGTCTAAAAGCATTTGGTAGTATCATTCGATCGCCAGAGATTGAGGATCTTAGATTCAAATATAGATTAGTTAAAAATGGTACGATCTTACATCAAGATTCTATTCTAGTTGGTGACTGGCCAGTTGTTGGTTCTACTTTAACTGAATTTACTGTTGTTAAAGGTGATGTTATTAAATTTCAGGTTGTTGAGATCCAAAGAGGACCACGAACAGGACTGGCATCACTTGGTCTTGCTATCTTTGATCGCGATGATAATGTTTTTGAGAAACCATGGAATGTAGATCTTGGTACTACTGCTATTACAGGAGAGGTAGAGCAGAGATCTCAGATCACCTCAGATAATCCTAGGGTTGGTACTCAATCTGGATTATCAATCACCACAGGTGGTCGTATCAAAAAGATGAGCATTCGTTTGTGGGACATTGAGGCAAAAACATGGTCTAAGAAAGTAACTGTATGGGACAATGGTCAACTTGATACTAATGGTGCTAATGGTCAAGATGCTTCTTGGTCTGATATGTATTATGATGGTGATGAATGGTTCGGATCAGGATTCTATGAGGGTGGTAGCACAAATCGTAGAGGTGTTGTTCTAAGTAGTAACATTGATAACAGAGGTAGATTTACTGGCAATCCAAACGTTAGTAATGGTCGTGGCATATTCTATAACTCATTGTTTGAACATGGTAGAGGATTAATTTGCCAACCATCAAACAATATTGGTGGGAATTTGAGTTCATATCGACACCTATCTAACTCAAATGGATTCATGGGGTGGTTTACCCAGTCTAATACATCTGGAAACTTCCAAGAGATAGTTGATGCATATGATCAATACTATGCAAAAGGTATCAATGATTCTGGCACTCAGTCTAATTATCCTAGGGGGGTTGCGGTAAACAGTAATGGGCAGTATAGTAAGATGTCCTTTATGCATGACTATGTTTTAGGTCTGGTTGATTCGGAAGAAAGATTATTGGATGAGGATGATCTAGGACCACAAGCGAAAGTTCGTGTTGCCTTCTGGCCTTATTCAGTTAAATCTTCTGATATGAGTCCGAGCGCACCTAGGTTTGGTAACTCTATATACTGGGCATGTGGTGTTGAGATGTTTGGTCTATTAGATCGGGGAACTTCATACCAGGCGGGTCAAACATTTGACTTGCAGTGGCCGCCATATCAAAAGCAGAAAGACATGTATGGTAATGCCAATGATGGCAGTCTACCGTCTCCTTTCTACCCTAGGGACAATAATTCAGGTCACGTACATCCAAAGAGACTTAATGTCAATACTATTGGTACTGATATCAATGATAGATACGAAAATACTTACTCACCTAAGGAAGTTTTCTATCAAGAATCCCATAACAGAGATTCTAATCTTTGGTATATGTGTCAGAGTGATAGAAAAGTTAAACGTATTAAATTTAGAATCGAAATTGAGGAAGTCGAATGAGTAAAGGATTTAGTGAGCGGAACACAGACCGTTCGATTGTGGATGGGGTTAAGAAACTTACAGGTCTTCAAAAGATCTTGCGTAAGTACCCTGATGATGCTGTCGGTCGTAAGAAGATGCTTAAACAGTGGAAAAAGTATCACTACGGGTGGATGGGTGAAATGGATCGCCTTGAACAGACAGAAGATCAATTAGAAAACATTCCACTAGCACTAGAAGAACTTAAAGATGTGATGCCCGACATGCCAACAGAACCTATTGAGATTAATCAGACTCCCACTGCTGAGCAGATTGAGCAGATCCGAAATGCTATTGGTAAGGACTAATGTTTCAACAACCACAAACTCCTGATACCTTACTGGAACATGCTTGTATACTTGACAGATGCAGGCGGACCTACTATACTTACTAACGAATCGTTCGATCCGATCGATTCATACCACCCAAGGGAAGATGATATTGTTGTCTTCCAAGGGTTACACTGTATGATACCACCAAAGAAAGACCGTCGAGTTGTTCTCGTTGTTACGTTTTCCTAATAAACAATCTGATAACTGTCACAAGGTTGACAATTTTGAAGGTTGTGGTATTATACATACCAAGGCGCAACTAAGTTGCGTTTCTTAATAAACGAGAGACAGTCGATCTCTCTTTCATCCGTGGGTTCAACTCCACGAGTCACATACTTAAAGGTAATTTTTCAAATGATCAAAACTGTATTTGCAGCAACCGCTGCTCTGTTCGCTTCTGCTGGTGCTGCTTTCGCAGGACCCTATGTCAACGTCGAGACCAATGCTGGTTGGACTGGATCCGAGTACAATGGTGCTGGAACAGACCTGCACGTAGGTTACGAAGGTGCTCTTGGTGAGAGTGCTTCATACTACGTCCAGGGCGGCGCTACTGTAATCACCCCTGACGGTGGCGAGAGCGACACCGTTCCTTCTGGTAAGGCAGGCGTTGGTGTAAGTCTGACCGAAGCACTCGGTGCATATGGTGAGGTATCCTTCGTCGGATCTGGTGACAGCGACATCGACCGTGGTTACGGTGCTAAATTGGGTGTGAAGTATTCCTTCTGATCTCCTAACGTAATCTGATATATACAGGGGAGCAATTGCTCCCCTTTTTAATCTTTATTAATAATTATCATGGCAAATAATCCTGGTGGCACCGTCATCTATACAAGACCTGGATGCCCCTACTGCACCAAGATCAAAGAGGTTTACAGAATGCGTGGTTGGACGTATAGTGAGCATGTCCTTGACCAGCAGTTCACTCGCACACAATTCAAGCAAGAGTTTGGTGCTAATGCTACCTTCCCACAGGTTTTGATCAATGGACAACGTATCGGTGGTTGTACCGAGGCGGTTAAGTATCTTCGTGAAAACTCTTTTATCTGATGACTGACATTAATGAAGAAGAACTCTATCAACTAGTAGAAAGATCAATTGATCTTGCTATGACAGAACAAAAGTTTCTCTTCAAACTATATCCATACTTGAAGATGAACAAGTGGACAAGGCGGCAGACTAATGTATTCATTGAGTCTACTACTGCTGCCAATTTAAACTTTGTCATCTTAGAGTTGGAAGACTACCTTAAAGGTGGTGACAAACAGTTGCGAGAAGCATACGGTCACATCCCAAAACCAAAGGCACGTAAGATTAAAGATTACTTGTATAGTATATTGCAGGATGCTTGGCAGTACCATGCTGAACGTAAACCAGGTAGAAAACTTGGAACCACGCTCAAACGAAAGCAGTCTAAATAATGTTACCTAGGGAGAAACGACTATGGCAGATGCAACATTTCTTTACATCGCTTTCTTCCTAACACTGGGAAGTTTTGCTTTGGGGTTCCTTGTATCATGGAACTTGAAGAATATTTTTGATGTTTGGGCAGAGCAAGCAGAGTATGCCAAGATCGTTATGCATCCTGAAATGTATGATGAGAATGGGCAACTGACAGATGATCCACTGATCTACTTGCGCTTCCGCGAGGAAGATGATATGATGCATGATGAAGACGATTGAGGTCTAATGATTCTTGTTGATATGAATCAGGTCTGCATCAGCAACCTGATGGTGTCCCTCACAAGTACCGATTCTAAGATTAGCCAGCGACTAGTTCGTCATATGGTTATGAACTCATTGCGTTTCTATCGCAATAAGTTTTTCAAGACATATGGAGAACTAGTCCTTTGTTATGACAGTAAGCATTACTGGCGTCGTAAGGAATTTTCTTACTACAAAGGTACTCGTAAGAGGGACAGAGAGAAATCATCTCTCGACTGGAATGAAATCTTTGAAGTCTTGAATGTTATTCGAGATGAGATCAGAGAGTTCCTTCCTTATAAAGTTATCGAAGTTGATGGTGCTGAGGCAGATGATGTGATTGCATCTCTGGTTAAAGACCAAGCACATAGGAACATCAGGTTGCAGAATAATATGCAACCACCACAGAAGGTGCTCATCCTCAGCGGTGACAAAGACTTCCAACAACTTCAACGGTATAATTTTGTTGATCAGTTCAATCCTATACAAAAGAAGTTTGTTGAGTGTCTAGATCCTAAGAAGTATCTTCTCGAACATATTATCAAGGGTGATCGTGGAGATGGTATTCCTAACTATCTCTCTGATGATGATACCTTTATTGCTGGTAAGCGTCAGCGACCATTGTCCAAGGTAAAGATCGAACGATGGTTGGAGATGTCACCTGAACAGTTCTGTGATGACATTACTACTCAGAACTATGAACGTAATCAAAAGTTAATTGACTTTGATTACATCCCATCACAGGTTTCTACTGACATCCTAAATACATTTGAAACTACTGAACCTCCTAGTAGAGGACAGATGTATGTTTACTTTGGTAAACATGAGTTGAAAGAAATGCTAGACCACATTACTGATTTTTGAAATGAAATTGCTTATCTCTGAGATCCTTCAAAAGGCGCACAACGCAAAGACTAAGGCAGAAAAGATTCAAATTCTGCAACAGAATAACTCAGCAGCGTTGCGTATGATTCTCATCATCAACTATGATGAATCTATTGTGTCCCTCATACCCGAGGGTGCTCCTCCATTCAATAAGAATGAAGCACCTGCTGGTACTGAACACACCAATCTGATTCATGAAGCACGTATCCTGCACCACTTCTTTAAAGGTGGTTCCAGTGTTAAATCAATTAAGCGTGAGCAAATGTTCATCCAACTTCTAGAAGGACTGCATCCTGATGAAGCAGATGTATTAATCAAAGCAAAGGATAAAGTCCTTGGGAAACGTTATAAAGTAACTAAATCATGTGTCCAAGAGGCATTTCCTGAAATCGTGTGGGGTAATCGGAGTTGAAGATTGTACATGAAGATTGCGATCCTTCGCTGTCGCTAGACAAATCATTACCTTACACCGCATACTTAATTGAGTATATCATTGATGGTATCAGTCACTTTGATATCTCTATTGGTAGAAACCAGGTAGAAATGTTTGATTATTATTACGACAAGTACAAGAAGGATTTTATTAAGTTCACTCAAACAGAGGGTCGAGTAAACCCCAAACTATGGGGACCCCAGCAGCAGGAAACTAAGAAGAAGAAGAAATGAAGAACTCAATGTATACATTTAATTTAAACAAGGAGGATGGCAATACGGATGAACCTAGTGTAGAATCACGACAGCAGGCATCTGCTATACTCGTAGGTATTGCTAGTGCTATCGTCGCACCCTTCTTAGTATGGATGGCGTGGAACTTATCTATGCCATTTTTGTTTGGACTACCTGCTATTGGTTATATCAAATCCCTTGCTCTTTATATTCTTTCGCAAACATTATTCAAATGAAACCACAAGTATGCTTAATCTCTGCAACTCCTGATGCAGAGAAAACTATTGGATATATTGCCAGAGTTAGTAATCCTGCAAACCAGGAGAATCCTAAGGTTGCAGGTCTATTGAAGTATTGTATTCAGCATGGGCACTGGTCTGTGTTTGAGCAAGCATCAATGACACTACAAATTGAGACTACCAGGGGACTGGCAGCACAGATCCTGAGGCACCGTTCATTCTGCTTCCAAGAGTTTTCACAACGGTATGCTGACTCGTCTGCCCTAGGAGATAAGATCTCCTTGCCTGAGTTGCGTCGTCAGGATGATAAGAATCGTCAGAATAGTATTGATGATGTAGATCCATTCTTGATTCAGAAGTATGAGATCCTCATGCAGGATCACTTCAAGCATGGTATGGAACTATATCAAAATATGCTTGATGATGGTATTGCAAAGGAGTGTGCTCGTTTTGTATTACCTTTGGCGGTAGGGACTAAACTTTACATGACAGGAAATCTCAGGTCATGGATCCATTATATTAATCTGCGTACCTCTAACGGTACTCAGAAGGAGCACATGGACATTGCAGAACTCTGCAAGCGTCACTTCAAGTGTAAGTTTCCTATCGTCTCAGAGGCGCTTGGGTGGGTCTCTAAGGACGAGGAACCCTGCCATAGTTATGAAGATGACATCCAACCATGTTTAAAGATTGAGTAATCATTATGAAACAGTATCCCTATCGAGTTACATACAGGTTACCCACCTTGGGTAACAGACGACTTACCGAAGATGTTAAAGGGTCTTGTGCAGTAGAGGCAAAGAAAGTCTTTGAGGCATCCAAACCATCTGCAAAGGTAACAGCAATTACACCACTCCCTCAGAACTAATGCCTACATATAACGTAATAAATAAGAACACAGGCGAGAAACAAGAGTTCTCCATGACTATGAAAGCATATGATCAATGGAGAAAAGATAACCCTGACTGGGATAAGGATTGGCACGCGGGTATCGCTGGCACTACCTATGGTAAACCCAAACCCTCTGACGGATTCAAAGATGTAATGTCTAAGATTCAATCAGCACACCCCCGAGCAAACCTTTCACGATATACTTGATATGCCTGCTGCCCGTAAGCGTAAGACTCCTAACACTAACATGACTGCAAAGCAGATGCGTAGGAAGAAACCAATTAACTTAGATCATCTAAAAACTATTGAACCTCTCACTGAAAATCAGGAGAAGGTGTTTGAATCGTATGCTGAGGGTAAAAACTTAGTTCTACACGGTGCTGCTGGTACGGGTAAGACTTTCATCAGTCTTTACCTTGCACTGCAACAGGTGCTAGATCCTGAGACACCATATGAGAAGATCTACATGGTTCGTTCTCTTGTGCCTACAAGAGAGATTGGTTTCTTGCCTGGTGATCATGAGGATAAGAGTAATCTATATCAGATTCCTTACAAGAACATGGTTAAGTACATGTTCACTATGCCTGATGACAATCAGTTCGAGATGCTCTATGATAATCTTAGAGCACAAGAGACCATATCATTCTGGTCTACATCATTCATTCGTGGTGTGACCCTTGACAAATGCGTCATCATTGTGGATGAGTTCTCTAACTTGAACTTCCACGAACTTGATTCAATCATCACACGTACTGGTGAGGATGCAAAGATCATTTTCTCTGGTGACTACACCCAGTCTGACCTTGTTAAGAGCAATGAACGTACAGGTGTGCTAGACTTCATGAAGATCTTGCAAACCATGCCATCATTTGATTGTGTTGAGTTTGGTATCGAAGACATCGTTAGATCTGGACTCGTTCGTGAGTACCTGGTCAGTAAAATCAACCTTGGATTTAGTTAATGAAGACATTTAGTTATGTAGGTCCTGCTTCTGAGATCAATGAACTCGAAAGTAGGACTAGTGAAAAAGGACGTTTCTATAAGGCACCTAATGGTGACTGGTATCCATCAGTAACTACTGTTGTTGGTCATCAATCTATTGAAGGCATTCGTAAGTGGGAACAGCGAGTAGGATGGACTGAGGCACAGAACATCAGACGCACATCATCATGGAGAGGAACAAAGTATCATGGCATCGTTGAGAACTACCTTAAAGGGGACTTGGAAAAGGTTAAGGAAAGCAAAGGTTTACCCTCGTACCTTTTTGGGTTTGCTCGTGAGACTCTTGATCGTATTGACAATATTCATATTATTGAAGCCCCTCTTTATTCTACTGACCTCTGCATTGCTGGTCGTGTTGATTGTATTGCTGAGTTTGATGGCGAGTTAGCAATCATTGACTTCAAAACAACAGGTACTTTGAAGAAAGAATCCTTTCTTGATAAGTATTTCGTACAGGAATCTGCTTATGCATACATGTATTGGGAGTTGACTGGTTGTGAAGTGAAGAAACTTGTTACACTTTCTGTTGCTGAGAACGGAGAGATGCAAGTTGTTGAAAAGTATGATAAGATACCTTATATCGATACTCTTTGTAAATGGATCAAAGAATACCGTTACTTCCAGGAGAGTATTAATCGATGAAAGAACTAGAAGAAAACTTTATGACTCAGAACAAGTTCAGTGCTCTGGTGGAACACACAGTACAAAACAACAGCGGACTCATCAATTACATCGAAGCAGTAGCATCTGTTTGTGAGGAGTATGAGATTGAGTTGGAAATGGTAAGTAAACTAATTAGTAAACCACTTAAAGATAAAATCAAAGCAAATGCACAACACCTCAACTGCATCAAACGAACCAGTCGGGGAGTCCTCCCATTATGAGTGGATCGATGATGCATTTCGTATAGTAGAAACAAGGTACGGAATGTACAAGTCTATCCTTAAATCCACAGGGGAAGATTTTCTAACAGGTGCTACATATGATGGAGTATTCCAGATGTCTCGTTGGCATCTGAAATGTGAACAAGATGGCACCCTTCATTTATACACACGAGTAGTAGGTAATGTATCTGATCTAGCAGGAGTTAAACTATGACAGACAATTTTTTTAAATCAGAGATCGTTCAAGAAGAACTAAGTGATCTCCAATCTACATACACAGAACTCCTCCGAATGTCTCAGGACTTCGGGGGTTTTGATACTGATATGAAGATTGAACATATCAATAAGACACTTGAACTCATCGCCAAGCAGAAAGTATTCTATTCTAGAATAGAAATGATGGCAAATTATGTTGAAGAAGATGGTGACGAAGAGTCCGAGGTACAAGAGATGAAGCAACGCATCGACACTGTATCTAATCTTTACACCAATGGAGAGAGCAACCTCCTACAAATCCTCCAAGTAATGGAAACTAAATTGCTTGGGTGGAAAAAGGATTTGCAATCAGGGGTTGACACCGACCCCATAGACTGATACTATACATTCGTTGGGCAGCCAGGCGGGAGACCGTCTCATGCGTAAGACCCAACACCCAAACCA